ATCAATAAATACAAGAATTTGACTTTGCGAGGGATTGTTTAATGCGTCGGACAACTCCGTCGTTCTGGTGTTATTGTTATTGCCGTCGCTTGGCCCTTGGTCGTCAGTGTTATAAGTAACACCTGGCGCACCATTGGCGATGCCGTATGTACCGTTAATTGCAATATCAGCAAATGCTTCTTCCGTGGACTCGCTGATAATGATTCCACGAATGGTATTTCCGGGGGCAGCACGGTAAGAGCCGTCAACGATAGATCCCGATGGTTGCTGCGAACTTGGCCATGAATTGCTAGTGCGTGGCCATTGCGTTGCGGGGTTGGCGACAAGCGTAGGCAGGCTACGATTGCCAGTCAACAGATTGTAAATTGAGCCTGTTTCATCCTCGTCACTTGTCCCGTTGAACGCAATGTTGCGAGAATCCTGCCATTCAAGGCCCGCATCATTAAGATCACCCGATTCAATCCACACTTTTGGCACATTATTATGCAAAGTGTGCATCAAGAATTCAAAAGATGTCATTGAATAACGATTAACGTCAGAGCCAGCGCCGACACCTTCTGCAATCATTGCCGCTTCCATTACCTTAATATTATTAATATCTCGGAATGCATCAATGTAGTCTCTGTTGGAAACAGAGTGGTCGTATGTAATTGTCACGTCAACTGCGCTCGGACGGCGAGTTGATGCCTTGGCGCCAAAGAACGCTGGAACAGAATTACCTGCCATGTCAGCTCACCATCGAAGCGGTGTAAACCACAGTATTTGCTGCGGCAATGTAGTAACCAATCAGCAAATTGCCCGTAAGACCAGTGCTGTTGGTTGTTGGGTTCACCCATGTGTTGACGGCACCTTTCCAATAGGCATTGTCAATGCCAATCAACGCAACGCCTGTCGCATTGGTGATATAGATGAAGCCCGACGTGCCGATGTAGCCAGCAGTCACAGGAGCACCTAGTGCAAGTGATGTGGCAGTACCACTATGCGTAAAGGTGAAATTCGCACTAAGATCAAAATTAGTATTTCCAGAAACCCAAGCAACCGGCGTGGTCAGCAGCTTGTTTGCTGGGATGGTTGGCAGCTTTGCCAGCTCCAACACTGGTAACTTTGCATTCGTCAGCGTCGGAATGTTCGCCAGCGGAATCTCTGGCAGTTGATTCGTCGGCAATAGAGCACTGCCGTCTAGTGTGGCTAAGCCGTTAGCAGCAGCTCTCAGTGCAGCAAGATTACTTGGTACCAAAGCGCGAGACGTGTCGCTATACGCAGCAGCTTCAGTGTTGGTGGCAATCTCAATGATGCCCTGCGCTGTCGTGGACGCGCTCGGGAGATTACTTGTCGGAATACTCGGCAGCTCCGAGATCGGCACCTTGCCCGTACCGTCCAGCGATGCCAAACCATCCGCTGCGCCACGAATGGCACCAAGCGTTGCAGGTGTTACGGCTTTGTTGATATCTTCAAACAGCGCAAGCTCAGCAGTCGTGGCAAGCTCGATAATGCCCGCAACAGCAGCGCTTGCTGCCGGCAATACATTCGGTGCAAAAGTTGGCGAACCATCAACAGTGCCATTGATGGTCAAATTATTGACCGTCGCCTCTTGCAGTGCATTAAATTCTTGGTTGATCGTCAGCGTGTCAAAACTGGTTGGTACTGCTGGGAAATCAGGATCGCCGCCAAGTGCGCCAAGACCAGCAGTTTCAGTGGTGACGACTGTATTGGTGCCGAGGTCGTTGATCGTGTCGCCCTGAACGATCAGACCGTCCTCGTTGAAACCAGTGTTGTAAACCCTGCCGCCCATGTGGTTGACGGCGAAATAGTCCACCTTGTGTTGGTCGCTCAATGCCGTCACTTGATATTTCGGCATTGCCTTGGAATAGTTGCCCTGACCAGCCCATTCGTAGGCTTGACCGAAGGCGCGAATCAGGCTCGGGCGGTTGAATTCCAACGGCCAGTAGCCGCGAGCGCTGAGCTTGCCGCTCGGCGCAGGGCTTGCCAATGCCGATGGATCCCAAGCGCGAGCATCAGCAGTGTCTTGAAGCGTCAATACAGAACGCGCATCAGTTGTGCTATAACCAATGGCAGTCATTAAATCGTAGACGCCTCGATAATCTGTAGAGCTGTAAATTTGATCCAAAATATCTTGGTCAGTAGCTTGATCCACTCCAAGATCAGTGCTGTCTGGATCGTTGGACAGATCCTTGTCGATCAGCAGTTCAGGGCCGATTGCAATGCGCAATGACTCAATACCACGCTCGCTGGTAAGCATTGGCAATGTGGGCTCCCATTCATCAAGTGAGAACGAAGGGTACGCATCGTTGCGTTTGGAGCGATACACACGATTAGAACTAAGTGCAGGCGAACCAACCCTGTAATACTCTCCAGGTGTGAACGTTGTCGCGGAATCGCCGGGGCGCATCACAAGATCAAATCGACTGGTGGACACGCCGCCAGTATTGTTTACGGTTGATTCTGAAACAAGAAATACTTGCCCGGCGCCATTGGTTGGATCTAGTTGATTGGCAACATTGCTTTTGCCACCAAGGCGAGCGATAAAATTACCAACTGGACGACGAGTGGAAGCTGGTGCGCTGTTTTCTACAACGAGCGAATACTTCCGCTCACCTGGCGTGCGCGTATCAACTAGGCGACGAATGTAAACGCGGTTGCCAACGAGCACCGCAGGATCCATCGTGGTGATATTGTTAACTGCCAAGTCGCCACTGGGATTGACATTAACCAGCGTGGGACTACCTGCTGTCCAAGGTGTAGCAGCAAGTTTTGCCCTCACGTCAATCGCGCTCGATGCTTCCTTGTCGCCCGGCACGTAGCCAGGTCCAGTGTCACGACTGCGGTTTTCGATCCAGATGTAGTCGTCTTGCTTCAAGCTATAGCCGTAACGTCCGAAGGTCAGGTCAGGATCAAAAGGAGTGTCAAGCGTGATTACCCCTGTGCCACTGTTATACGAAGCGACAGTGCCAATGGTGATCTGACGAATGTTGCTGCCATCAGTGCGCACCTTCAACGCACGACGCAGCTCCTTCATCAAGAAGCCTTGGTCTTGCGTGAAGGCACCACCAGCAGTGCCAATACCACGGAAGCCAGAAGACAACAGGGCGGTTAAGCCAAAGTTACTGTTGCTGTTGGTAATGGTGCATTCGCCACCGCTTGCAGTCCAATGGTGAACGGCATCGCCAATTACAAAGCAGCTAACCTCCTGCAAGATGGCATTATTGATGCACTTAAAGCCGAAGCTACGGTAATCAATCTCGTAGCAGCCAGTGGAATGATTGATGTCACCCGCAATGCGATAACGGACATCATTGATATTTGATGCGATGTAGGCGGCGTAGCTAGCGGGAACGCTCCAGCTACCGCCTGAGTAAACTTCCCATGCGTTCATATCTTTCTGCAAAGACACGTTGGTGAACTGCGCCACCACCATGCTCTTGAAGCCTGTTACCTTGTCACCATCAAGGAACATGCCGCACATTCCATAGTCGGAACGCAGCGAACAGTTGAAGATATAAGGCGAGCTTCCACGTGTAGAGTCAACATCAGATGTTGCAGTGCCGTCGGGATAGACCGTGGTGATTTGCGTCTCACCAGGATTGACAACGCCAATATCAGAAGGATTAAGCCCAAATGCCGTGGCAATCTTGTTGTAGTAAGCAGTCAGCTCAGCATCGCCACAGAATTCAAACGCCGACAGCATGTGATGCGACGTTGTAATACCGATTGCATCTTTGAAGGTGAAATTAAAGAAGAACGAGCCGCCAGTACACTTAAAGATTGCGCCACGGGCTGTGGATGGATTGAGGTTGGGTGCTGGAACCGTGCTCGGGCGGATGACGCTCTTACGCAGGTCTTCGCCAACGATGCTCACACCACGAGGCAAGATCACACCGACACTGCTGCCATTGAAGGCGCGGAGGTTATTGGCGGTGGGAGAGAACGAACTCCCCCAAGAGCTGACGGTCTCGGAGCCAGCCGGAGCATTGTCAATGATGTGCTCGCCAGGCGACACGCGAATTACCACGCGGTCGTACAGGTCGTTGTTCAGGCCCGCAACGATGGAGAGACGTGCGGCTTCAATCAATGCACGCTGCAGCGTCTTGAACGGGGCCGTCTTGGAATAGCCAGCAGTGATTTGCTGGTTTGTCAAAATAGGCGTGGCAGTGCCATCAGCAACGCCACTTTCCCAGTCATCAGTGCCAATCTCAGGATCTACATACAAACACGTTGTGCTAACGCCTTGAGACGTGCCGCCGGAGTAACGCCGAGCCGCAATGGCAATAGCAGCAATCTGTTCGCGAAACTGTGCCTGCGTAATGTCAATATCATTAATCGCACCAGCTTGACCAGGCAATGTAATGGCTGTCATATGCGTTCTGATGCGTCTTTACGATTATGAGCCCATTCTAAGCTGAATTGGCCCCGTAGTAACAAAATTGGCTGTTCCAACAATAAGCTCTCCAGCTCTTGTATTCACTGCGCTATTGGTAATGAGGATGTCAGTTTCGTAAAACAAATCCCCTGGCAGTAGCTCTGGACGTTCAACACGCTCTTCTCTTCCATAGATCATATAGAACTGCGCTTGTGCTTTACAGCCCTTTTCCGTAAGTAACAAAAGTTGCATCAATGACGTGGCATCATACGCATCTTCAGAAGATTGCCTATCCACATAAAAATCAAAACTTCCTCCTCCTGTAATAATTGATTTGATATTTTCACCAAACATGTCTCCCACTGAAGTGGTATTGATACCATCGGCAGTTAAATCAAGACTCCATTCCTCAACCAAACCTTGGATAACCCATGGGAAGCCATTCACCCATCGACGTGGTGATAATTCAGCATTGTCATATTCCGCAGTACTTGCAACTGGTTGTAAGTACAATGGAGGAAAGTCACAAATGCTCTCTAACGTCGCTTCGTCTCGAACGTCGCTAAATCTGTAGTCCCCCGCCGCAGCTATACATTCAGCCATTGCGTTGTCATATTCTTCTGTGCCCGCTGCAGATAACAGGATGTAATTAAAGTCAAGCTGCTTGATGTCAACGCGATCAGCAGCGGCTCCTTTCAGCGCTTTTGCCCTGGTGTCATAAAGGCTAATGCGATCAAGTCTGTCACGATAAATATAATATTTGGCACTATTAATTGGCTCGCCCCTGTTATAAAAGAAGGAAGAGTCCGTGGTGTAGTATTGATCGTCTTCGCTCGTTACATGCGTTCTATTGTCTCCCAGTTCCCAATAAGAGCCAAAATAACATCCCACACCATTAGGCGAGGCACTCGTTGATAGCGGCAATCCGTTTGGCGAAAACAGCCTCACTTCATCGCCGTTCCAAAACTCTTGACTCCTTACTAAGAAAGAGTCAATATCAGATCGTAGTGTTGATATGGAAAGGATAATTGGAGATGGAGCGTCACGGCGAAGCCTGACAATTCCATTGACGCCAAGGACCGCCATAATTAGAAGCCACCGCTAATTGGGCCAGACACTTGGAAGGAAATAGAGCAAGTTTGAATGTCGGCTACGCTGACACTAGGAGATGCGCCAGTAACAAAAGCATTACAACTTAATGTTTTGCCTCCTGCAGAATCCAAAACAAATTCAACGCTTTGCTCTGCGCTTGTGTCATCACCAAAAATACTATTCAGCAATTGCACTGCACCGCCTTCGCTGGGATCATACATTAGCTCTGCACTGCCTGTTGAACCTCGCACCCCCGATACATAAGTGCGATCATTGCTACCAAGGTCCGTATCTTCCAAAGCATCTTTACTTACGGACAGAGACCACGAACGAACTTTTCCGATGGCACTTCCGTTCCAACGCAATGCGCCATTCTTTCCAGTGAGAACTGCCAAGGTCTTTTCCTCTATTTGTGTTTAGTTTAGCTAGAAATCACGAGTGGCTTCAAGAACCACGCGAACACTGCTAATGCCAGGCTTTACACGTTGCAGTTGTGGAGGCTCAGAAAAATGCCAAATGAGAGCATCGCCCCCATCAGACAGATAGGCGGACAGATCACTGCTTGCCCCATTGAAAACAATGGAAGAAAGAGAGAGGCTTTCCAATTGTCCCTTTGCTAGCTTCCAGCTATTCAAGAATTCCACTGCCGTAGCATCAGGAAGATTATCAAAATTTAAACTTAAGACTGCTCTTGATCCTCTATTGCCAAAGGCCCTGCGTGACACTACACCACTTAATGATGTGTTGGTTTTAATTGGAAATTCTGGCGCCGTAAAATCCATTGAGGACGGCGTAACTTCAGGAAATGCCACCATAATTAAGCCTCAGTCCAATAAGAAGAATCGCTCCATTCAGCATAAAGCCGCAACGTGCCATCTTCTAGAAGAGGGGTGTGAATGGCTTCAATTTCATAACCATCTTCTGTTGGCTGAATGGAATCAATGCGATAGGTGCGAGTGAGAATTTCAGAAGTTTTTACAGTGAATACAATGCCTGATGGAGAAGCAACAGTTCCTCCATTGCTGACAACTAAAGTGCCTTCTGCAACTTCTGCAGATTCCACTCCAGTCCAGTAAATCACATCATAATTACCGTCATTCAATGGAACAGAAGAAATCAATTGCCCATCATTAGTGACAGCGCCATTAGTGTATTGATTGTAATGCGTGTAATCCATTGCCACTTTGATAAAATCACCTGGCGCCAAAGGACTAATTAATGCTTCATAAGTGGTTTGAAGTTTGACCGTATGATCAGCCAATCGCCGCGCTCCAATAATGTAACGTGCAGCTTTAATTGCATGATCTTCACTAGTGCAATATTCAGAAAGATCAACGCTTTCAACTGGACCCTCTCCCCATTCTGAATGGTAAATCAGACGCTCTTGAGGCTCAGGAAACAATCCATAAGCAGGGTCTGTACTTTCAGAAGGCGCTGAACCACCATAGCGTTCCGTCCTGTATTTTACGCTCACAGCAAATGGTTGACGTTGCTCTGCTTGTGCCGTAGTTAATTCCATGCTGGTGCAATTACCTGCTGTAAACAAACCACGAATGTCAGGCTTTTCTGGAATGGCTTGTTCTAAGAAAAACACGCCTCCTCGTTCAATAAGAAGCAAACCATGTGTTGCTGCAGTATCTGCGGCCCATTGCCTCCAATTTACATTGCTAAGTTTGGGGCCATCGTAGAAGAAGCGATTGTCAAGACAAAATTGTGCTGCTGCAGTGAAAGATGCAGTGTCAACTTGCTCTGCGCTAATTTCATTACCAAGCCCATAGCGAGTGTTGAGCATAAAATCGTATAAAATCTCTGGGAACAAATGCGTTGCTTCCGTTCCACCTAGCAAGCGATCCACTTTAATACCGCCCGTTATGTAGGCGGAGAACTGCGAGAACTGTGACCATTCTTGCGTGGCGCGAACATTGACACCAACGAGGCACATATTGTCGTATTGAGGCACCGAGTCATTGGGCTGAAGCACATTGACATAAGTTATTTCGTGCTCGGGGGCAGAAGAGCATGACGTGGAGATTTCGTCATAAACAAAGAATTCAGCAGCGCGTGCATAACGATCTAGATAGGTGCCATCAAAGTTGTCGTTGTAGTTGCCCTCGGTCCAGCTCAGTCCAATTTCACGCTTAGGGCGCAAACCCTGCAGGTCAAATATTTCATCAAACTCCCTTGCATCTAAGTAATACCCCTTGGCCCAAATGCTGCCAAAATCAAAGCGAAGTCGCGTTTGCAAGATAACAGCGGGATCACCGCCTGCATCTAGTAGAAACACTTGGAAGTTTTGATTGCGCAATTCCCAGCTAGAAATAGGCTCAATGCGTGCTTCCCATGTGGCATCACCGTCCATTGCAAAGCGCAAGTAATTAAAAACCGGCGTTTCCTTGGCGCTCGCTACGCAAAAGATGACATTACTTGTGCCGATAAATGCTGCTTCGTTTGAAACATCAGAACGCAGCGTAACGCGGAATAGGCTATAGCGAGTCTCAGGCGTCGTAACTGTGCCAGACGTAAAAACCGAATTGGCTAGGTTTTCAGTGGCAGAAATGTTAGCAAACGCATCAGCGGCTTTCCAATTGATCACTTCATATCCCGAAGCATTTTCCGTAAGGGCAGTGCCATCGGTTTCTGCATCTACACGTGCGTAAATAAAACGAGTGGTGTTGTCTGGCTCAAACCAAACGAATCTCACCACATCTCCAACAACATAACCCTCGCCTTCATCCCCGCTAGCAGGAGCAAGGTTTTGCAAAACCCCTCCCGACACGTTAAAGCTGACTCGCAGTCCGCTTCCGAGTCCAGAGCCGCTTTCGTTGGAAGTGGCAACTGATACGGTCCCCCAATCCTGAAGTCCTGTCAGGTCATTGGTTGGATTAAACGTGCCGGTTACGGTGGTCAGAGATGTGACAGAGCCACCCGCGCTATAGCTTGTTTTTTCGCTTGGTATATCAGCGAAATTGCATAAGCCTTGTAGTTGCATCGCAATAGTGCTGCGTATTCCAAGCTCGAAATAGCGCGTGGGACGATTAAGGCGAACGCTACCAAGAGCGCAACGGAAAAGTTGCGGGAATGACGACGCAGTATAGTAGCGCTCACCGATTTCACCTGCAGCAAAGTCCAGTCCAGGCGTATCAAAGCGCCAGATTTTTGATGGACTAACGTCAGATGTTTCGCCAGGAAATATCCGACGCGCACCATTGAGATCAAATAGTCGTGTGTCAACAATGTCTTGCCCAGCGATGCCGACTGTACCAGCCCTGATCACCTTGAATGTGTAATAAGCACTCTTGCCTCTACTAGACGCACCTGCTGGATCTTCGCTTGGATCGGCACCAATTTCTTCTGACGTGTCTGGGCCGTAGTCACTTTCGCTAATAAATAGCGAATCACGGCGAGTCAAGATTGCTAAACAAGAGCCAACTTTGTACAGCTCGCCCTCGCGCAAGTTGGAATCGTACTGCTTTTGCCTGCCTGCTACAGACTGCCCCACGGCAATCAACGTTTCCTCGCCGTCTGCAGATTGTGCAGTGTTATCACTGTTGCGGGCATTCACTTTAATCGATGGATCTTTTTTGCCCGCATACACTCCATCTGATTTGGAGCTAAGCATGTAGATAAACGTATCGCCAACTTGCAGGTCAATTAGCGTTCGCGGAGTGCTACCGCGTGATGTGCTAATAATGCCAGATTTGCTGCTATAGCAGTATTTGTATTTCCATGCTTCTGCTACTGCCTGTGCATCATCGTCCGCCCTGTAAGTGTTGTCCCGTACTTGCAAATTGCGCAATGGACGGATGCGTGGATTGATGCGATAGCCCAAGCCGTTTGCCATGGGTGCATAAAGTCCGAACGACGTGGAGGTGCTCGGTTTGTACGCTCCGCAAAATACCGGCTGGAAATCATTGGAGCCAATGTCAGCTCGGTAAATGTCAGGACCATATCCACCAAGCGCACCAATGTCTTCTGTGCTGCCGGAGACGTAATTCCCAATTGCCATACGTCCGCCATTGCTGACGCTGTAAATAGCAATCCGCTGGGCAGAACCTTCAAATGAATAGGCGCCAAGGGTGTTGTTGCCAATTCCGAAACTAAAAGGATGGATGCTTTCAATCTCGCCCTCAGACACCAAAAACATTGCACGCAGCATTTGACTGCCGCCTAGTGACCAGATTTGGCTCCACAACAAAGGAGTGCTAACGCGCGTGCCGCCGTACCACTGTCCGTCAAGGAATTCACGCTTAGCGTAGATTAGTGGGATGGGATCGCCAAGAGGAGCAATATCTTGAACCGCCTCAAAGCCATACGTTGGAGCAAAACTCGATGGATTACGAAGCGTATCTCCTTGTCGTTGTCTTGTTCTTAGTTCGCCTTGTTCTGTTGGCGAAGGACGTGGTACTAAAAAGATTGAGACAATAGTAAGGCCAACGCTAATTGCCGTGAGGGCAAGACTGATGGCTGCATAAATAGCCGCCTCCGTGCCAGCAATCACTGCAGGTCTTGGCCCCTCCACCGCTCGGCGCTGCACCTCTGCCTTGTACCAACGCATCTCCTCTTCGCTAAGCCCCAAAAGCTCAGCAATGTACCTATCTTGAGGAAGAAGAGAATGCTTCATTTCCAATGAAACCAATTGAATTGACGCATCATATTAGACGGGAGCCAACGCACGCCTTTCTTGTGACTAACGTGCAATAAGCCTCCTTCAATAATTACAGCAGCGCCAATTTGGTCGGGCGTTTCAAATATCATAAACGCACCATCGCAAGGTTTTTGAACAGGCTCTAAATGTTCCTTAATTAAGGAATTTATTTCAGAATGTGCGCCAGCCTCCGCCAGCGCAATTAAGGCTTTTGTTTCATCAGTTCTTGGCACAGGCAAGCCCAAGCTTTCGCGAATACGAACCACCATTAGCAAGCAATCGCAACCTTCGTCAACCATGGGATCATCGCCAGTGCGATGAGGCTTCCCTATCCATCTATACCAGTTCATGAGATGACCAACGTGCCAGAGCTTGGAGCGCTACCAATTAACACGCGAGAAAGGAAGCGTCCTGGGCCTTGCTTAGTAGCATCGCTAGGGCCACGTAAAACGAACGTAAGCATCTCTTGATCTTGACTAAAACTTCCTACCACCCATAGCTCTCTAGAAATTGTTGCCACTTCAACAAAAGAACTAATATTCACTTGTCTTGTTGTCACTTCAGCAATGTAACGATTATCCGCTGCTTCTTTAGCATAGTTCAAGGAAATTGTATTAACTGGCGTCATAAGATTGGCCTGTGAACGCTCGCCAGCAGTTTGTCCAGCACCTTGTCCATAGCCAAAAGGCAGAAAATCACTTGGTCTGTCCACGTAGAAGTTTTGCCATAGCGGACTAGTAGTTGCAAAGGTTTCGCGATTGCGAAACTGAAGATAGTTGACAGTTGCAACGGACATCAGCCCATCCCCACACGCTTACGAGCTTTTACGCTATTTTGCAGCGAGCTTAATGCCAGCTCTCGCCCGCGTAAGGCAGATTGCGCTGCCATGCGTTCTGCTTGATCGCGAGTGACATATTCCACATTGTTAATCACTTGCGACTGGTATTCAACATTAATTTTAGCTGGTTTAGCGACAAGTTCTTCGATGTGGCGCATTTCAGAACGACGCTCACTTAATGTGCGTTGCTCCATTACTTGCATGCGCGTAGCAGCAACTGCTTCTGCGGCAGCGGCTACTGTGCGACGAGCAGCAGATGGACTTCCAATAGAGAAGATGGAGTCTTCATCATCAACAGTGTCCATGTTTGCATTGCCGCCTGCGTTGGCTACGGCCTTGCGGGAGGCATCGTACATCGACACGCCAAGACGACCATCAGGGCCACGCTTAAGAGGCATGATGGCTTCAGGACCAGCTTCTCCCATTAGGCCCATGTTGATCTTGCCACCATCAGCAAATTGGAAGAACGTTGGAGAAGAAACAATACCTCCATTGGCAAAGAAAGCAGTGGGACCATCAAAATATGATCCATTCGCGCTAGGCGTTGGCAAGATCGGGTACTGTTTAAAGCCAGAAGTATCAAGATTATTACTGCCTCCACCAGTAAATCCGGCAAAGATTTTTGCTAGACCAATGGCAATGTAAGTAGCAATAATTTGAGAAGCGGCTTGCGACAATGCCTGTGCGACACTTTGCAGAAAACTGGCAAACACTTCTTTAGCAGTAGCCGTGCCTGCAACAAGAGAAGCAACGCCTTCTGTTAACAAGCTCGCAAATGCACCACTAACACCTTCAATTGCACCTTGAATACCCTCAAATACACTTCGCAATTGCATTGCCGCTGTTTCAATGTCCGCTAATTTTCTTGCATAATCAACGTCACCTTCTGATTGGATTAATGCTTGCTCAAATACATTTGCCGCGCTTCCAGTAAAGCCCGCCCGCAGGCCCGCTCCTATCGTGCCAAGCTCTGTCTGGGCCTCGGTCAAAGCCGCTTGTTTTTGTAATACCTTGACATTTTCTAGGCGAAGTTTGATTTGCTGCCTTAAATTATCAATATCAGTTTGAATGAGCCTTTGTTCGTCCGCTCGCAAATTAGCTATTCTCTCTTCAATGATAAATGAAGCCTCTTGTTCTATTGATAGCCCAGAATAGCCCTGCTTAAGCCTGTCAAGTAAAGCAGTTTGCTTATCTATTTCAAGGTTTTCTCCTCTTAATGCATCCACAAAAGGCTTGCGCAGCTCAAGTTTTGCACCCTTAATTGCAATATCTCTTTCCTTGGTGGCGATGGCGAGAGCATTTTCCAGCTTAATCTCTTCGTCTTTCAATGCAAGAGCTTTATCTGCTGCACTAAAGTTTGCCTTGTTAATTTTTTCAGATTCAATACGGAAACGCTCTTGCAGCTCTGCTTTTTTGGTTTCAAGAGTGAGTTCGGCAAGCTTAATGTCGTAAGAGGTTTTAGAAAGCAAATTAGACTGCAGTTGCTGATCTAATAATTGTTTTTCTTTTGTAAATCTTTGTTGAATAAAATCAAGCTGGCTTTGGTTGTATTTGTCTAGTTCTTTTGTTTTTGCGCCCGCGCCTTCTCCTTCGCTTACAGGAATCGCGGGAAGCGCGGTAATTTCCATTGCTTGTTGCTCTTCAGACGCAATTTGCCTTTGACGGTATCGCCCCTCTGCGGCC